CCACCTCACCGGCGTATTCATGTTCAACGCGAACGGTAGAATTGATATCGATCGTCTCGAAGACCTCTGGTTCGACGTCACGATCGATGATGAACTCGATTCGCGGGACGCGCTCGGCACTGCTCTCGCGAACCTCGCACTGTCCCACGCTGACAAGCTTGCCGTCGACGTAAACGCGCTGTTCGATCTGAAGCATTACACCGCCTCGATACCCTGCCGGAACATCCGCTCTTCAGCGTCCCGGGTGTCACGGAACACCGCCCGGCTCATGTCGATATACGTCCCACCGGCCCCGGCGCCGGCCCCGGCCATCGCCGGCGATTCGACGGCGCCAAGGCTCCCGGCCATGCCGTCGGCCATATCCCCGACCACAGCGCTTGCACCGTCGCGCATCCCGGCGAGCGCGTCGACTGTATCGTTGGCGAGCGCCGGCACGATGCTGTTACCGACGACGGTGTTGTACGCGCGTTGAAACGGCTCAATGATGCTGTTCGCGATCTCACGCCCGCGCTGCACCGCGGCCGAGACAAGGTCGGCGAGAAGGTCGCGCACGCCGGCGACAAGATCTTGGAACGCGTCAATAACGCGGCCGGGGATATCGGTGAACCAGTCGATCACCTCGCCCGCAAACTCTGCAGCGCGGCCGGGAAGTTCGGCCATGAACTCGATAGCCGCGTCGATCGATTGCTCGAGCCGTTCGGTGAACCGGTCCCACAACACCTCCAGCCTCTCAACGAAGTCTTCCCAATCGACCAGCGCGTCGATGAGAACCGCTGCCAAAGCCACAAGGCCGGCGACCAACAGCGCGATCGGCGCCTTGGCGACAGCGGCCGCCACCCCAAGCCCTTTGAACAAGCTGGCGAGTTTGCCCAACTTAAACAGCGGGCCAAGGATAGTGCCGATCACTTTCAGCGCGCTGGACACCACCGCCAACGCGACGGCGGAGCGGCGGACGGGCTCGGGAAGGCTCTCGAACCAACCAACGAGAGTCCCGATGACGCCGGCGAACGTCTTAACGTGTTCGACGCCGTCTTCGATCATCCAGTTCGCGAAGTCGATCAGGATCGGCTTTAGCTCATCCCCCACCATCATCGCCGCGGCGCTCATCGCCCAACGCATGTCTATAAAGGCTTCATGGAGTCTGTTGCCTGACTCGATGACCTCTTCATCGATGATAAGCCCCGCGTCCCGGGCCCGGGCGGCGTAGTCGTCAAACGAAGTGGCGGCGCCGTGGATCTGAGGCGCTAGCTGCAAAGCCATCCGGCGGCCAAGCATGTCCGACGCCAAGTCGACGGCCTCGGCCTCGGACCGCGCTGTACGCATCTCTTCCAACAGACGGCGGTACGCGTCGCCGCTGCTGATAGCCCCCTCTGCGATCTCCTCTTGGCTGAACCCGAGCCGCTCGAACTGCTCAAGCGCTTCTTGTGAACTGTCGGACACCGCGCCGGCGTCGGCAGCGAACTCTCCCCATGCACCGCCGGCGGCCTGCGCCGCTTCTTGCGCTTCGTGAAGATGCTGTTGGATACGCGGCAACCGCCGCTCGAGTTGCTGCATACTCACGCCGGCCATTTGCTCAGACGCGTACGCTAGCTCCTGAAACTCTTCGGTGCCCACGCCGGCGGCCGCTGCGCCATCAGTAATATCGTCGCCCGTCGACGCGAACTTCGCGCCCAAGCCGCCGATCGCGCCGGTGAGCGCGGTGGCAACCCCGGACAGCCCGTCAAGCCCGTCTTTCATCGCACCGATCCCGCCCCGGGAATCCTCGGTCGCGTGCGTGAAGTCCTGAACGCTGCCCGCGCCCTCATCTACGGCACCCGAAAGCTCCTCGTGAGACGCGGCTGCCTCGGACCCGGTCGCGCCAAACTCTTCGACGCTCGAGGCCGAATCGGCTACCGTGTTGCTGGTTTCCTGTGCGGCGGTGTCGACCTCACCGATGACGCGCGCAGCCTCATCGGCGCCTTGGATCACGAACCGGCCGAACGTCTCGAAAGCTTGCATCACTGACCCCTTGTGCGCTTGTCAGCGGCCCGGATCTTCTCGGCCCGCCTGATCGCCGCCGCGGCCTTATTTTTCCGTAGGGCCGGGGGCTCGCTGCTCTCCGGGGATTGTAACAAACCCAGCTTGCGGGCGAACTTATCGAAGCTCTGCTTACGCTTTTGCGGCGCCGTCAGCCAAGCATGGTAGGCGGCGGGCAGTAGGTTGGTACGGAACTCATCGGCGGCGTTCCGGTGGTACGCCTCAAGGTAGCGCTCGAAACGGTGAAAGCCCACCGCGGCAAGCTCATCGGGTAGCTTGCCGTAACGGTGGGCCAACCGGTCCATGCTCCGGTGTAGGTTTACCCGTTGCTCGTCTGCGTTCGCTGTTTGAAAAGCCCGGCNAGCGAGTAAAAAAAACCCCGGTTCCGCTCATCCCGGATCACGGCCGCCAGCGTGTCGACTGCGACGTGCGCCGGCTGCTTACGGAAATCGGCCGGCGATTCGCCGCGGACGCTGGCGAGCACGTCGAAAAACGGCCCTTGCGCGTAGCGCGTCAGGATCCGCGCGGCCATGAAGCCGACCTGACCGGCCGTCTCCGGGTCGTCCATCGTGCGGGATCCGCTCGAGAACGCCTGCACAATACCGCTCACCTCGTCTTCGCTGGCGTTGTCGAGTACGCTGGAAAGACACCCCAACAGTGTCTCGACGTCGCCAACCGTGAGCGGGTTCACCTCTTCGTTACTCATTTAACCCCTCCTGTTTCAGTTACTCTTCAGGATCGTCGTTGTCATCGTCCATCTTGGGAACCCGGATCTCCCATGGGGAAGTATCCAAGTCCTCAGGGTCGAAGTGGGCCGTGAACTGGACCTCAACGGTTCCCTCTTCCCGGTCGTCCATCTCGAGTTCGAAGTTCCCGTCCGCGAGGGGGTTTTTAATCTTAATCACGATCGGGTTACTCGAGCCGGAATAGTCGGCCACCAGAGCGATGTTCTCGACGTGTTCGACAGCGCTCATATCAAGGTCACGCGTGACGACCTCATGATCGGTATCGTCGGTAATCGACGCGCCGATCAGCGCTAGCTTGATATTCTCGGCCGTCATCTCGAGCATGTTCACCGTGAGCCGCGCGTGCTCTTCGACGACGCGGCGAGTTCCCTTCAGCGGGCCCCGGGCGCCATCGATCTCAGGCTCGCGAACGTCCTGCTCGACCTCAAACGTCGACCCCTCGCGGGTGGCACCGATGAGGCGTTCGCTCTCGGTGTCATAGTTGACGTAGACCGCGCCGGCGTCCAGCGCCATCCGCTTCGCGGTCTGAGTGGTAATCCCGGTCTTTCGTGCCATTGCTCACGTCTCCCGCTTGTTACTCTTCGCGTGCGATTATATCACGTTGACGGTTCCACCGCGCGACGAACAGGACGCTGTGCCGGTGGAACTCGCCGTCGGCATCTTCGCTGCCGGCCTCGCCATCGTACCAAACCCGCAAGTTCTCTGCGCCCCGGCGGTCGGTGTACCGGTCGAGAAGGTCGACCACGCGATCCCGGATCTTATACTTGCGACCGGGATCCTGCGAATACTTCTCGCCGGCGTCGAGCACGTCGACCTGAAAATCGGCCTCGATCTGCCCCTCGGCCTGCTCATTGGCAGACACCGGGGTCACCACGATATACGGGCTTTTCCGGTTCTCAGCGGTGACGAAGTAAATCGCCGGCGTGCCGTCCGGCGCCTCGGCTAGCAAGTCGGCGAGTTGTTCGTCGCCGGACAGCCGGCTGTAGATGCTTTCTCGGATCTCGAGCATGGTCACCCCCGTGCAAACTCACGCCGGACAAGCCGTTCGCTACGCTGCGACGTACGGCGCGCGGCCGGCCGAAGGTGCGGCCGGGGCTCGGCATACCCCAAGCCAAACTCGAGACGGCTATGCAGCAGCGGGCTACCGACCACAACGCTGTTACCGGACGCGTAGAACGTGTAGCTACCCGCCAAGTCCCCCGTTCGCGGCGCCGGCGGCTCCCCCGGGGCCGACGCCGTGTACTCGACGTCGGTACCGGGCACGGTGTACGTTTCGCCCGTGCGCTGGCGACGGCGCAGCAAACGGCCGACCTCGCCGGCGATGGTCCGGCCAACAGCCTCGAGCGCCCGGGATCGGGCGCCCTTGATATGCCGCTGAACCGAAGCGCGGTAGCTACGATGCTTCACCCGTGCCATTGTCCTCACCTTCGTCGCTGTGGTCGCGCTTCGACCGTTTCAGGTAAAGGCGCTTCTCACGCTTGCCGGGTTGCGGCGGATCGACGTGTACCACTTTGAACGGCTGCTCACCGTCGTCAATGTACGCCAGCGCCGCGCCCGGCGTCATCGGGTGAACCCGGGCTTCGACGGTCTGCGACGGGCCCAACACTTCGCCGGTTCGCTGATCCCGGGCAGCGGAATATTTGACCTCGGCCCGGACCGTTGCCACCTCTTCGGTTTCCGTGGTAAACCCGCCGGTCTCCGGGTCGCGAACGCGCTTCTCATCGTACAGCGTCAGGAAAGACGAACGCTTGCAAGCTCCCATCACAGCACCCGCTTCCACTGTCTCAGATGGCGGACCACGTTTAGAGCGCCGGAATCGGTCGCCGCGCGTCCGATCTCACAGCCGCGGTTCTCATACAAATACGCGGCCATATACAGAGCCGCGGTGCGGAACGCTTTCACGTTGGCCGGCAAGTCAGGCTCATCGTTGTCGCCGTTTTCCGGGTCCGGGTCATACTCGCCTACATAGGCTTCGATCTCAAACCGGCCCATGCTCCCGGCGGCCAGACCCTCGGGTACGTACTCGAGCGAAACGCGCGGCGGCGTGCTTTGCGTGTCAACGTCACGCACGGACGCCGGTTCACCGTCTACCGTGGTCTGCTCAACCTCAATGAGCGGATGCCGGGGCAGGTCAAACCACGGCGTTCGTGCCGGCGAGCCGTACGCACCGATCCCGCCGGACTGGTACGCGTAGTCCCGGGGGCCGGGCGGCATGTCCCACCTGAACCGATACAGTCGCGCAACAGGTTCGTACCCCGTGATCTCGGTAAGGCGGTCCCGGGACACGCCTACCAGAGATTCCAGCAAAGGCGCCTCGCCGGCTTTCTCCAGCGGGCCTAGCGGGATCCCGATCAGCGTGGCCAGAGCCTCAGCGTCCAGTCCCGGCACCGGCTTCGGGGGGTCGACCGCGGCTGCCACAGCCTGAACAGCCGTCCGTTCATGCGGCCGAAACGCATACGGATCATCCAGCCTGATTGTTACCATCACCCTTGTCCTCAGCTTCAACGTGCCCGGCGTCGGCCGGCTTCGGCCCGCCCTTGATCTTGCGCTCGGCCGCCGGCTGACTGGCCTTCTCGACGGCCCGGCCGTCGGCGATCAGTTGATGGGCACGCTCTTCGGTCTTCGGCGTGAAGGTCTGCCCCGGGCGAATCTTGCCCTCAGACCCTTTCCACGGTTTGCGCGCAATCAGTTCTCGCATTGTTCCCACCTCTCGGTTGCGTACTGGACATGCTAGCACAAAAAAAACCCCCGACGCGTACGCCGGGGGCCGGAGGGGCTCAGGTTGTCGTTGGGTTTACGTGTTGTCCTCGTCGAAGCTGCCCTTCACGAACGCCTTCGGCTTCTGCACCGTGAGCGCCATACGCTCTTCGGCCAGAATGGCGACAGCGTTTTTGACGAACAGTTCGCCGTGGCTCTCGGAAACCCGGATCTCGGCCTGTCGGCGGTCCCACAGGGTAGCGCCCATGTTCCAGTTGCCGAGGATGAAGTCGCCTTCGTTGATCGCGGTCGTCTCGATCACCGGAACGCGCCACATCCGGGTTTCGCCGTTGGCGGCCATGTACCAAGCCCAGATGTAATGCCCGTCATCGGACTTGATAAGCTCGACCTCGGCCCAATCCTGAGGGTTCATCACGATACCGGTGACCGGGTACTCGCTCTTACGGGCCTTCACCATCGCACGGCGAATATGCTCGAGCCGGTCTTGGTCGGACGGGCGGTCGCCGTGGTCTTGGATGCCGGCGTTGAACAGACCCTCGATCGTGCCGTCGGATCCGTCGCCGTAGAGAACCTGCTCATCCTCCTCGAGGCCGAGGCCGTAGGTAAGCTCGCCGTCGATATACCCGCGGAGCATCGGGGCATCCTCGAGAACTTGACGGCTGGCGATAACGAAGTGAGAGATAGTGCGGACCGGGGCCGTCTTAGCCTCCAGCTTGATATCGCTCTGATTCTTCTTCGAAAGCTCGCCGTCCTGAGCGCCCGCGTCCAGCAGGTCGCCGGCGTCGTGATCGACGTAATACTCGATCGACCCGCGGGACGTCTCCTGCACGTTCATCACATCGCGGATATGCTCCGGTCGCCGCTGGGGATCCCGGAAGATCTGCTCAATGCGATCGGACAGCGCAACGGCACCGGCGGAGTCGTCACCGGAGGTGATCCCGCTGATATCCTTACGGTTCATCGGCAGGATGCCCTTGACCTCGCGCGAGAACTCACGCTCGCGCCGGCTTAGAGCGTCCTCTGCATCCTTCAGAAACGCTTCGCCAGCGGTACGCGGCTGGGGCTCACCCATACCGCCCGGGCGCCCGGCCTTGGCCTCGAGGGCCTCGAGCCGCTCGGTAAGCTCGCCCTTGTTTTCGTCGAAGCGCTTCTCGGCCTCCCGCAGCGCGGCGGCGGTCTTCTCGGTCGTCTCCCCGATCGACTTGATCTCTTCATTTTGCTGGCGGACCAGACCCTTTACCTCTTCGTTGGCCTGATCGAACGCCTGCTTGATCTCACTCAAGTTGCTCATAGCGTCACCCCTTTCGCGCGATATTGCGGAACTCTTCGATCGACTGCTTGAGCGCCTCAACCTCTAGCGGGTCGATCGTGCTATCGCGCGGCTCCTGCCGGAGTGCGCTTCTCACTTCGTCGGCCGGCGAGTGCATCCCGTAGAGCGGCTCGCGGCCGTTGCGAATATTCTCTCTCATGGACTTCACCGCAGTCAACACCGCGTTCTCATTGGCCGGGAACGTGACAAGGCTGACTTCGTACAGCTTCACTTCGCTGATGACGCGCGTAACGCCGCCATCCTCGGCCTCGATCATGGACGCCTTGCCGGCCGGGATCCCAAAGCCGACGCTGAACCGGTCGACAACGCCATCCTTTGCCAGTTGCAGAGCGTCGTCGCCAAGCTGTGTACGGCTGATCCGGGCGCGCATGTATAGCCCGTGTTTGTCTTCGCGCAATTCAATCGGGACGCCGATTGGCTCGAAATGCTGCCATAGCACCTTGACCCGTTCGCCGCGCTCCCGCAGCGTCTTCGAAAACGCGCCGGGGGCGATCACGTCGCCGTCTTCATCGCGCTCGAACGTAGACGCGTACCCCTCAACTACGCGCTCGGCAGCGTCGACACCCTTCAACTCGAAGCTGAAGTCTTTCGCCTCATACCGCGAAGCCGGCGCCGACTGCTTCATCCCTTCGCCCGTGTCAGCGGTGGCCGGCGTCAGGTCGCCAAGCTCGCCGCGCTCTTCCATCGAAAGGCAAATCGCGACCGCTTGGTCCTGATCGTAGCCTTCGTCGACCTTCTCGCTGATGCAGGCGCTCACAGCGTCTTTGCGATTCATGGTTCAGACCTCAGTTCACGATATCCGCAACACCACATCGGCAGTGTATCACATTGGCCGCGCTTCCATCCGGGTCGCCGGGGTACTCCAGCGGCTCGCCGGTTTGCTGGAAGTGTTCTCGAACGCCGACGATCTCACCATCGGCCCCAAGGTGATCGAAATCATCGTCCGGCGACGAACGCGTGCGCTCGTCTTGCGCGCTGACCCACTCCCGGGACAGGTCGAGTTCGCTAGCCTCTGCCGACGCTTTATGCCCAGCGTTGAACGCCGCGTGCGTTTCCGTGCGCGAGATTATCATAGACCGATAACCGCTGATTGTCGGGGCCGCGTCCCGTAGCTCCCCCGCCACGTCTTCGACCGAAAGGCCACGATCCTCGGCCACCTGCAGCCTCTGCTGGACGGCCCGCAGCGTGGTCCCGGTCAACGAAACGATCTTGCGGCCGGCCTTTTCCTGTAAAAAATCCGTCAGAGCGTCTTCGAAAAAGTCCTCGGGCTCAAACTTGCGAACCCACCCGCGCCCGTGAAGCCGCTTCGCCTCCTCGAGGATCCGCCGTCCCCCCAGCCGCGCCGCCTCTTCCCAACCAGCCATGAGCGCCTCGCGCATGTTTTTTTCATGCCGGTCGCGGATCTGCTGTACAGCCGACAGGCTACCCTCCTTGGCGTACAAATCGGCCGCTTCCCGAATCGCGCGCCCGATCTCGGTTTCGATCGGCCCGGCGACCTTGTTACGGGCCCGGCCCTGCAACTGCGTTTGCGTTCTCCGTTCCTCTTCTCTGTCCAGCCCCGACAGATAGCGCGGCATCACTCCCCCTCGGTTACGCGTTCGACCGACACAACGCGGGCCTCGGCTTTGGCGCGGGTGTCCACGGTAGAGCTAACCGGGTAGTCCGGCATCTCCTCCCGCTCGCCTTGCTTGGCGGCCACTTGCCGCGCGGCCCGGTGCGCTTCCCGGTCACCCGGGGCTTCGAACTCGACGGCGGCCGGGAGCATCATCACGGCTCTGTACCTCGGCATCGTTATTCCCCTCCGTCCTCTGAGACAATAGCGCGGGCCTCTTCTTCGCTCAACCAGTCGATCCGCCGCGCGAGTAGTACGGCAGCCGCGTCCGGGGTGATACGGCCCTCGGCCACGTCGCCGGCAATCTCCCGGATAAGCTGCTGCTCATCGTCGCCGGGCGGGGTCACCGGAATGTACCCGGAGCGCATATAACCCGTCTCAGCGCCCGGGATATCCTCCGTATCAAGCCCAAGCTCGAGGCGCTGGTTGATCTTGGCGAGCGGTACGCCAAGCTCGAATAGCTTCTGCGCTTGGTCAAGCTTGTCGGACATGCTTTCTTGCAGCGCGCCGACGTTCGTTACGTCAAAGCGCACGCGCACAGACTGCCCGCTTCGCGTACCGTTGTCGAAGTAACCCACAAGTTGGCGAGTCAACTGCGACTCGATATCCCGGATCAGCGGCAGCATCGTCTCTTTCCAGAAAATCCGGCGGGCGCCCTCGATCGTAGACGACCCCAGCGCCGATTCCTGAAGGTGGCCGGCGATCGGCTCCGGGACGCCGAACGCCGCGCAAATCTCTGTGCGCGTCATCGCCCGGGAGTTTACGTAGTCCATCTCAACTGGCGACAGGCTCATCTGATGAAATCTCGCCCCCGCCACAACCCACGGCTCGCGGGCCTTGTCCCGGTGAGCGTACTGCTCTTTGATCGAACGCGCCGCTTGCTCCTGTTCGGCATCGCTGGCCTCGGGGTCGATCTCGAAGATGCCGTCCGGCACGCCCCGGTTCTGCATGGACGTCTTTTGCCAATCGCCGGCTTCGTTGTCCATGTCGACGGCCCGGCCGGCGGCGAGAAGCGGCGGCATTACTTTGTGAGGCGCGTCCGGGTGTACATGACGAACGCACAGGACTTCGTCAAGGCCAACGTGATCGGCGCGGCCTTTGCGGTCTCGGATCGTCCAGCCGACTTGGGTCACCTGATCCCGGTCGAATCTAGGGACAACACTGCCAACCGGGAGAGTATGTAGTGCTACCGGCCGGCCACCCCCGAATACGATCCGCGCGTAATAGGCGCCCTGAGTGTCCATCTGACCGACGATCATCTTCAACAAGTCGGTTTTGCTGACCGTTCCTTCCCGGGTCGGGTCGTTGAGAAGGGCCCGGAGGCGATCAGCGCGGGAATCTGCCGACACCGTTTCCCACCCGCGGTCCCGGCCTCGGTACTGCTCAACGCGGAACTCGGGTTCGCAGATAGCGTTTTGCCTCGCGGTGATGCAGCGGTAGACCCACAGGTTGCGCTCATACCCCTGAACCAGCATCTCCCGGGACCGGTAGTCGGTCCAATGCGGCGCCAAGGAAAGGCCCATCACCTCGCGCGCGCTCATCATTTTGCGCCGCGTCGGCAGGGCCGGCGACGTCTCCGGCTCAGGTTGCTTGCGTCGAATCCCCAAACGCTCAAGGATCATCTCTTAACGCTCCGTAAAAGAAAGCTACTTCGAAGTTGTACTCGCGCGTTGACGTACCTCGGTTCTCGATGCGCAGCGAATACGCCTTCGCCTCGTCTAGCAGTATAAACGCGGTGCCATCATCGATCACGCCGACCGGGCGCGGCTGCAAATCGGCGGCGTAGATGATCGACTCTGGAAGCTCATCGCCACCGGTGACGTCTGCGCCAAGCCGCACCTCGCCGCCGCGACCCTCGAACCCAAGCTCGCACCGCCGGTCCGCGCAAAGCGTGTCGATTACATCGCCGCCCGCGACCTCGCCACCTTCGACCGGGATGATCGCCCACTTCCCGCCCTCGAAGCGAATGTACCGGCGCAGCAGACCGAACCTACCGCCCGGGGGGTCTTCGCCGTCCGCCAGCGGCGGGATGATCGACAGCGTCTCAGCACCGCCGCCGGAAAGTTCCGACGTGTACCGGACTACGTACAGCGCTTGCTGCGAAACGAGGTTCGGTTCGCTGTACCCGAACCACTCGGCTCTATTGACAAGCGCGCCGTTCTCAGCGATCACGCGCCCGGTGGACGGCGGTTGCTGCTGTAGCCGCTCTTTCGGTGTTCGGTTGCCCATTACCAGACCTTCACGCGCCGCTTGCCCTGCAACTGGTTGAACGCGCCGCTCGAGGCGTCGACTTGGTCATCCTTGCGCTTGGGCGACCCGTCGAAGTTGTGAAGTTCGCGGGTGTACGCATCGTTCCAATCCCCGGCGACGATGGTAACATTCCCGGCCCCGACCTGACTCGCGAACGGGAGCGCCCGGGTGACCTTGTCCCCGCTCTCTTTGAACGTGCGGACCGTGAACCCGGACAGCGCGGCGGCCAAGCTCTGAACCTCGGTCTTACCCGCTTGCCCCGGATCCTCGGGAAGCGCGATCTCGACGCCGGTGCCATCGGCTTCCGCCACGGAAACGATCCGGTGGCGAACGTCGGCCGGGCCGGCGCGGAACCGGACCACGTCGAGTACGTAGTACCGGTTGTCGGTAGTCTTCCCCAGCTTCACGCCGACCGTCCAATCGGGGTCAGGGTTGTCGGCGCTCGGCTTTGTCGCCGCCCGGTCCCAACACCGGATGACACGCTCGAGCGGCGGGACTTCGTGAGGCATACACCGGTTGAACGCGTCCCGGTGAAAATACATCCCGGCGCCGCCGCGCACCTTCCAGTTGCCCCCGAGAAGTTGTTCCCGCTCCACGTAAGACAGGGACTCGAGGTTCGCACGGTAGTCGGGGTCGTTTTCCTCGAGCGCCGGGTTGTCCTCCAGCTTGGCCGGGATGAACGTCAGCGATCGGGCCGCGCCCTTTCCGCCGGTGATCCGGGACAACTCTTCCCGGGTGTCGGCGAATACCAAGTCATCGCCAAGGCGCGAAAACCACCGGACCACGCCCGCGCGCTCTGGGATCGGGTACCCGTCTTCGCCGATCCACCAATCGATGAGCCGCGCGACCCATGAATCAGGGTCGGGGTTAGTGGTCGCGCGCACGTACCCGCGCACGCCGCTGTCAGAGCGCAACCGCGAGAGCATGTAGAAGAATTGGTCTTCACTGAAGTGCGTAAGCTCATCGAAGCCGATGAACGGGATCTGCGCGCCCTGATAATTGAACTTGTCTGTTTCTGAGCGCAAATAATGAAAGCTGACCCTCATCCCTGATGGGAACTTCCATGTAAGCGACTGCTGATTGGGCTTGCCCCCGACCACCGGGTACAGCTTACCGGCCTCGGCCCACAGCCCGCCCGGCTGCGTTACCTGCGTATACGTCGACCTGAAGATCGCCGCCCAAAATCGCGGGTTGTGGTAGTGGCGAAGGGGCTCGAGTAGCAGCGCGAACGTCTTACCACCGCCCGCTGCGCCGCCGTAGATCGCGATGTCGGCCGGCGATGAAAGGAAGTCAGTTTGTGGACCGGGTTGCGGCTCCATCTTCATACGCCCCCTCTATGCGCTTCTCCGCAACGGCAAAGTATTCCGGGTCAAGCTCGATGCCGATAAAGCGTCTGCCGGTGTTTATGGCCGCGACGCCCGTTGTGCCGCTGCCCATGGCGAAATCCAGCACCGTCTCGCCCTCGTTGGTGTACGTCTTGATGAGGTATTCCATCAGGGCGACGGGTTTTTGGGTGGGGTGAATCCTTCCGACTGTCCCGCGCTCATCTGCCTTTAAGCGGATAATATTCCTCGGGTAGCGCATACCATCAGCGCAAACGGTTGTGTTTTTTACCTTCTCCCCGTAGTGTTCGCTCTTCGCACCTCCGGTCGCCGTATACGGGGCGCCCTTCACCATCTGCGGGTTGTATGTGGGCTGCATGTAGTAAAAAACGCAGACATCCTCTGTTTGCCTGAGCGGCTGCTTTTTTGCGTTGAGGTGCCCGGTTGGCCTATTAACCTTGTCCCAGACCCACGAATACTTAAACTCCTTCGGGTT